CTTTAATAAACTTCCCCCATAAGGATAAAAATCTTTATCTTCTATTTTAAAATGTACTACTTGCCAAGGTTGTAATCTATATTGTATCTCAGAAGTTTTCTGTTTTGTTACTTCATCATTTATTTCTGTGGTATAAGTATAAAAAGCAAGTTTATTATTTATTTCAATTCTATTGACTTTATGTGGCTCAAGATACCTAATCTTAGCAACCATGGTTGGTTTTTCATAACTATCAGGAATTATTTCATAGAAGTTGTCTCCAAGTTTAATTGTCTCATAAAATATAGACCAAAGTTCTTTATTAAGGTTAAGTCTTTTATGAAATAATTCAGAAAGAATAGTTTTATTTTCTTCATTATCTGAAACAATACCTACAGTATTTCCTTCAGTGTTTTTTTGACAAGCATCATCGCAAACAACTTGTAATGCTCTATGAATAAAATTTGAACTGCTCATTTCTTGAAAAGTAGCATACCAATTTTTTCTATTATCTAAATCGGAACTTCCACCTAAAAAACTATTATTTATAGAAGAAACTTCAGATAAAGCATTAAATCTAATATCTTGATCATCATTATAACCAGCATCAATTAATTGTTTCTTTGAAACTTCTGATTTAATAAAATCAGGAAGATTTTTATTATCATTTATTTCGCTTTGAATATTTTGAGACTTTTTTAAATCTAAAACTACTTCTTTGCCATTAATTAACATTATATACTCCTATATTATTTAACTTTCCAACAAAAAAAAAGGAGCTTTAAAGCTCCTTTCATGCTTTTTTAAGCAAAAATTAAATAACTTCCCATGGCTTTGCGATACAATTATTATAAAATTCATCAACTCTTTTGAAATTTAATGTTGAAAAAGTTTTATGAGGTTCTTCCAAAGCTAAACCACAAGCTATATTGTAATAACTATAAAAATTTTTATTGTTTTTATATCTTCCATCACAATTATAAAGGCTACCTACATCTTCTAAATAAAGCTTTTCGTTAAACATATCAAAAATACTTTTTTTATTTTGTGTCCTAAGATCAAGAGTTACATCAAGATTCAATTCATATACCCAACCAAATACTTTTTTTACAATTTGTAAATCAATGTTATTGATTTTGTAATTATTAATAAATAAATAATGTAAAAAAGTTTGTTTAACAACTGGAAGAGCTAAAGACATATAGTAATAACTATTCATGTCTGTAAATTCTTCAGATATAAAGGTTTCTTTACATCTAAAAATAGGTTTATTATTTTCGCTCTTGAAAAAACATTCAGAAAGTTTTTGTTCTCTTTTTATTTCATCAAAATCATTAATTTCTTTATTTACTTTATAATCAAGAACTTTTTGATTCATTAAAGTTTTTTCCACTAAAGAAAATCTTCCGTCACCATTATTACAAATATAATTAATCAATTCGTTAGCCTTTTCGATTGATTTAAATTTAAAAGAACATTCACCGTTCATATGGTATTCACCATCATTACTAATACCATAATTAGTATCTGGTGTATAAACTATGTATTTTTTGCCAAACATTGTCAGCCTCCTTTTCAATATTATATACGATAGGAGTTAATTATTGGCATAATAAGTATCATAGATTTTATTAAATATTTCTTGAACTGCTTTATTTCTTGGATCTTTTTTTTCATAATCCTTAGCTATAATATCACCAGTTCGTTTCATATATGAACGTTCAACTTGTCCACCAGTAGAATATATATTAATAAATCTATCATTCAATCTTGTATAAAAATCTTGTTCTTTCATTTCTTTAATTTTTCTTCTGCTTTAGCAAAATATTCAGGAGCTTTCTTAACAAACTCAGCAGTAGAATGTGCTGACCTTTTAGAAATTTCTGCCCATTTTTTATCATAATAAATGGCATCTTTTTCTTTTCCGAGATATTGAAGTTCTCTAACTATATCCTTAGAGGAACTTTCTATATTAAACATAGTTTCATCAAGTTTGCCAGAAGCTTTTAAATCAATAGTTCCTTTAGTAAGAAGAAAAAGAATAGCAGCAAAACCACCAAATAATCCAGCTCTAAGAATGAATGATTTCATTTCATTATTTAAAAGTTGCTTCAAAGCTTTAGCGTTATCATTTTTTGCTTTATAATATAATTCTTTTCCTTTATTTTTATTACCAATATCGTATTCAACTTCAGCAAGTCTAAAATCTTCTCTTGCTTTTTTAAGAGCAGAAATAAATTTTGTTTTATTTGGATTTTTTGATTTAGCCGCTTTCTTAATTAAATTATCAAATCTTTTCGAAAACTTAAAATATTTCACTCCTTCTGTTAAAACAACTTTTTTATTACCACATAAATTTTTTATTTCTTCTCTAAGGTTCATATTATTCTCCATGATATTATTAACTTGACAAAAATATAATATTATATTATTAACTTGACAAAAATATAATATTATATTATTAACTTTAATAAGAGGATCTATATGAAATTTTTATTGTTTTTATTTTTTAGTGTTATTTTTTATTTTTGTTTCTCATTACTTATTGGTATAATTGGCGGATTTGGAGTTTGGAACTTTAATCTATTAAAAGATTTAATAATATTTTGGACTATACCGGTGTCAGATTTTGGAGCTTTCTGGAAAGCGTTTATATTGATCGTTTCTGTATTATTATCAATGGTTGCTATTATTGATTTCTTTTGTGATATTAATCGTTATAACAATATTATAATTTCTTCTAGTGAAGATACGAAAGAATCAAAAGAAAATATAGAAGAAAAAAAGCATGTAAATATTTTAGCATAGATAAAATAATATGACTTTCATAGAAAAAGCTAAAATAGTTCATGGAAATAAATATGATTATTCTTTGATTGAATATAAAAATAATTATACTAAAATAAAAATTATTTGTCCTATTCATGGAATATTTGAACAAATACCATATGCTCACACCAGTAACAAATCTGGATGTCCTAAATGTGGGTTAGAAAAATCTTCTAAAAAACAAAGATTGTCTTATGAAAAATTTATAGAAAAAGCTAAAACAGTTCATGGAGATAGATATGACTATTCATTAGTTAAATACATTAACGCTAAAACTAAAGTAAAAATTATTTGTCCTATACATGGAGTATTTGAACAAATTCCAGATAATCATCTTAGAAAAAATTATGGTTGTCCTAAATGTAAAACGTCACATGGAGAGAATAAAATAAGGATTTTATTGAAAAAAAATAATATTTTATTTGAAGAACAAAAAAGATTTAAAGATTGTAAAAACAAACTTCCTCTTCCATTTGATTTTTATATCCCATCATTAAATACAGTAATAGAATTCCAAGGGGAACAACATTATACTCCTATGAAATATTCCAACAGTAAAGAAAAGTTTATTAAAACAAAAATAAATGATAAAATAAAAAAAGAATTTTGTATATCTAATAATATTAATTTCATAGAAATTAAATATAACGAAGATATAGAATCTATCCTAACAACCATTTGTACTGTTCGGTATCAAGACCAGTCTTAGCATATAATTCTTCTTCTATTTTATCAAATTTATCTCTCTGTTCTGAGGTAACATAATCAAATCCTTTATTCTCTTCAATAGGTTTATTAGAAGAACTTTCATAACTAACAGTTCTTCCTTTTTCATCTATTATAAATGAAGCTCCTGTAGTTACAGCTTTGCTTCTATTATAAAGCGCTAATGCTAGTGCCATGACAGCATCATCATGGCCTCCTTTAATATGATCAAAACCTCTATCTGTATTAATCCAAGTAGACATTTGGCCAACTACTCTTTCTGAATATATTTTAAGTGTTTCAAATAATTCATCGACATAAAAGAAATCAACCAAATTATTAGTAATTAATTGTCTTGATTTTACATCTGTTATCCAACCAGTAAATCTTGTAACACCATTTCTACTTTTTTCTTGTTTAAAAAGGTTAGTATATGGATCATCACTATACCAAAGATTAGAAAATACTGCTTCACCTATGGAGTTACTTTCTACTACTAAATAAGCATTATTATAATATCTACCTATATTTTTAAGATGACAAGCTAAATCTTGTACTGTACATTTTCCAACATATTCAGCCACTTGTTCATAATTTTCAATATCAAGAACTTGTATAGCAGAAAAGTCTGCTGAAGTTCCAGAAGATGGGTCGCTTGCAACAATATATCTTTTTTTTGGTTCTGGTTCTTTCCATACCCAGAAATCTTTTAAAGGTCTTCCATTAATAAAATTCTTGGTAATTGGTTCTTTGATTTTGAGCTTTACTTTTTCCATTATCTCATTAGAGAAAACGGAATTTCCCATAATAACAAAGTCTCTAAGAATTTCTTGACGATATAAAACATCACCAAGGGTTTGATATTGAAATCTAAGCCAATCATTTTGTTTCCAATTTGTTTCTATTGGTGAAAAGAATTTTCTTGCTTCTAAATAAACTTCTCTATTGTTAAAATAATCTCTTTTTTCAAAATCAGCTAATTTATCATTATATCCTTTATGAGGGAAAATATCAGGATCATCAGGAACAGTCCACCAATCAATAGAAAACAACGCAGAAGTTTTATCTTCAGAAATTCCCCCAACTTCTTCAAGCTGCTTTACTTGAGTATAATACCAATAACCTTCAGAACCTGGAATACATCCATTGCTTGTAGAAATAGCTAATAATTGCCCTCCTGTCTTGGCTAATGAAGCTTGAACAGAAGCCACTATACCTTGTATAATTGTATCAGTAGAAAAGAAAGCAGCTTCGTCTAAAACAACACAACTTGGGCTTGTTCCGCGTCCAGCAGTTTTAGATCTTGCGAAAGCATCTACAATAGATCCATTAGAAAATTTTAAAGATTTTACATTATTAACATCAATTTTTACTTCTACAAAAGGAGGAAGCGTTTCTAAATTATCTTTTATTTTCCCAAGAAATTCTTGAGAAGATTTTGAATCTTTAGATATTATTAATATCCATTCTTTTGGGAAAAATATAGCTTTCCACAAACAATATAATGAATTAATAGTAGAAAGTCCAGTTTGCCTTGATTTTTGATAAATCACTTTCTTATATTTAAGGAGATTTTTTAATATTTCTTTTTGAAAGTAATAAAGGCTAGCTGGCTCTTTCCCTTTACCTGGAATAGTGATAAAACAGTAGTTTTCAATAAAATAAGCAGGGCTCATTTTACATAAGAAAAATTCTATTCCAACATCAACCAATTCAGTTTTCTTAGAATTGTATGTTGTTATAAAAAAAGAGTTTTTTGCCTTAGCAAGACATTCTTTTAATGTTGTATTTATTCCATATTTATTTATTTTATTTTGTATGCTATTTATAAATTCTTGTTCTTGCTTATTCACAAATTACCTCCAAGATGCTATCAATGTTGTCAATTTCATAATATGGTATTTCTATTAATTTTATATTATTTTCTTTACAAAATTTTCTTTTCTTTTCATCATTAAGAACTTGTTTTCTTAATGCTTCTTTGCCTCCAAATATATCAACTGCTTCGTAATGCTGTCTTCCTTGAAACTCAATACATAGATTTATATTTGGTATATAAAAATCGAAAGAAAGTGTTTCATTTTTTATTAATTTTTTCTGTTCTTCAAAAAAGATATTCTTCTTAATA